TTTCTATCGCTCTTAGTTTTTAAAACTAGACGGTGAGATTGATGGTTTTTGTGTAACCCAATTATTGTTTGATTGTTTTCGTGTACTTCCATTTTTTTAATTTCTTCTAGGAATCCATTGATCTCTACCATAATCACAGCATCACTCATAGCGTTGCCTTGACGACTTCCGTCTTTTTTAGACTCAGTAAATTTAGATAAGAATTCTTGGAGGTCTCTTACTCTCATTTAGATTTTTCTGCAAGTAGTTTATCAATTTCTTTTCGGTAAGTAGCATTGTCATATTCTAACTCTTGAATACGTCTGGCTAGACCAACCAACTTAGTGCTTAATTCATCTATAATTTTTTTAGAACCTTTAAGTATATTATCAGTCTTAATCCATTCAGATTCTTTCTGTTTATATTCCCAAATTTGTCTTTGATGTTCTTCAATAAGAAATGTTAAATCTAACGATCCCCTATCTTCTACTGGTTCATTCATGTGTTTCCTTTCATTTTCAAATGTTTTATCTTCATCTTTCATATATTGACAATATATGATAATTACCTTAAATTGTCAACATGGGTGTTCCAAAAAGATTAACTGAAATGCAAAAAAGATTCGCTGAGTTTTTAATATTCGGTGGGCCTGAAGGACCTGTTAACAAAGCTGAAGCAGCTGAGATGGCAGGTTATAGCAAGAAAAGATGTAGGCAAGAAGGGTCTGAGTTAACGAACCCTAGACAATCACCACTTGTTGTAAAATACCTAGATGAATTGAGAGCTGAAAGAATGTTAAAATTTGGTGTGACTTTTGAAAGTCATATTGCAGAACTATCTAGAATTAAAGATTTGGCTCTAAAAAAGAATTCTTTCTCTGCTGCTGTAAACGCTGAAACAAATCGAGGCAAGGCAGGAGGATTATACATAGACAGAAAAATAATAAAACATGGGAAATTAGAAGATATGACAGAAGAACAACTAGAAATGAAGATGGCACAGATCGAAGAAGATTACGCTTCATTGTTAAATGACAAAGTTATTGATGCAGAAATCATAGAAGATCAATCTGCATCCTCAGAATCTTCTAATTGATTCTTAAGCATATCAATCATCCAAGGATTATCTCTAAACACACCCATCATAATATTAGTTAACTGATTAACTACAGCCTCTTCAAATTCTGGTTTTTCTAATGGAGACTTCTCTTGATTAAGTCCAGAAACATGGACCGCTGCGTGCATTATTTCATGAAAGATAGTATTAGCCATCTCTTGGCCGCAAAGATCGTGTTGTACCTGTATAACATTTTGTCTGTAATCATACTCTCCAAAGCAATCTGTTAATTCCCATTTTTTATAATTAGGTCTAACATATCTAATCTTAATATCTTTGTAACCAACTCTAACATTGTTAGGCAATCCGTGTGTTTCAACAGGAAGAGGTTTAGCAAGTTTCTTGAAGTGTTTCGTTTTCTTTCTTATTTTCATATTCTGTATATGTATCTAAAAAGTTTGGTTTTTTCCAGTATTTTGTATCGCGCGCGCATAGGCAATCTGAGATTTGACTAAAGTGACAAAATAATCTGTCACATGACACTTTATTTTAAGACATTTTGGCATACATTTTTGTTGTATACCAACACTAATAGTCCAAAGTGACAGAATGACATTATTTCTAGAGTACTTTTTATTTTTTTTTTTAATTCTTTTACCATACATATATAGGGACTACTTTATAATCGTTCTAAACTGTTAATGTGACATAAATACAACACAATTGCCTTAATGTTGCCTTAATTAGTGTTGTGGTAGTTGTTGATTTAACGGTTTTATAAAGACAGGACCAAAAGAACCGAACCAACGTCAGCATTGCTGCCAGGAACCTACCACTATCCCCAATGATTATCTTTTGTCCTATTCTGTAATTAGTTTTCAAATTCTTCTGCTTTCATCGGTGTTGTTCGTTCTTTCTCATCATGCATCAACTCGTTGTACATGTCTAATCTTTTAAGAAAAGCATGCTTCCACTGTTTTAATGCAAGTCCTTCAATTTTAAATTCTTGGTAATATAAGTCAGGCGTGCATACCATGATAACTCCCTGTTTGATCTTAGATCCATAGACATAATCGTGGGCCATGGCGTATGCTGCAATCTGCATGTAATAATCTTCAATCCATTCTTCCCTTTTCGGACGGTTAGATTGTTTGAAGTCGACAATAGTTTCAAGATCATTGTGCAAACATACAAGGTCTGTTGAACCCGCGTAGAGACCTGGGTAGTGAAGCGTGACTTCTGAACCATAATATTCCGATACTGGCGCAAGACCAATCTCAATAATTTTGTCGGCCATGGGACGCGCCTCTTGTCCAATCCTTGTAAGATCAACGCAGCCAGTCCCGAGGACATAGTGTTCGAGGAATTTATGCATACAGGTACCCCTTGAACTACTATGATTCTTGATTCGTTCTGCCTCTTGTTCACCAACTTTTGCCTTCCATTTTTTTATAAAATCTTGATTTTTTGTGGCTCCTAATACAGTAGTCACACTGGGAAGTCTATAAGAACTTATCTCGTAAACCCTGGTCCCTGTTCCAGGATCCGTGAGCTGTTTGCCTTGTATATAGCTGTATTTGTTATTTTTCTTTATCATCACGTTCCTTTTTATTTGCTACTGATTGCTTGTAACTCTCCTTCAACTCATCTTGTTCTTTTTTAAATTTATTTTGTTCTTCTAACTTCTTAATCATCTTATGAAATTCTTTTGCGTCTTTATCCGTTATCATATTCTGATAGTTTTTTATCTATAGTTTCAAATTTCTTATCTAAATTTTTCATTTTTAAATAAAATAATTCAAGTTGATCAAGAGTGTCGTCTAAATCATTAATACATTCATTAACAATACTGATCTGTTTTTTAAGAAGCCAGTAATCTTTTACAAAATATTCTGAATCTTTTCCAGTATTCATAAGTACATAAAAAGCATTTCTAGGATTTTTAGAAAAAAATACTACCCAAGTCCAAAGCCATTCTCTAGTATTTTTACGTCTAATTTTCTTTCTAAAATTAATATCTTTAATAACTCGTTTACAATATTTAAAATGTTTTACTAAATCATAGTATTCTTCTTTCTTAGGTTTTATAAAATGCTCATCAATTGTTTCATTAAATTTTTTTATAGTATCCCCCATTTTTTTTGATGTAATGTTCATTATTTTCCTTTCTTTCTGTTATATATTTTCTTAGATACAATCACTTGAGATTTAAATTTAGGAGTCCTAACTTCTTTAGCCACTGGATTTGATCCAAAAATCCGGTTCCAACTCTCATCGTAAGCTTTATTAGTAGGTCTAGATTTACCGTCGTATTTAAATTTCATAAGGTCCTTTTTTATTTATAGTTTTACCTCTATTCGTTGGTTTATATTTCATCTTATTATAAGTAGACTCCTTAATAAACCCACCATACTCACGTCCGGACCTAGATTTACCATATTGAGGCACTTGACCTAGACCAAACTGTGGTTTATCTTTATTTACTTTTTTTAATATTTTTCTTATCTTTACGTCTTCCTCTGTTTCCATATCCATTAATCCTATCAGCCCATAGTTTTTTCCATGACCAACTTGTTATTTTTGTTGAGACATCGTTAATTTTTTCTAAACATTTATATACAAAAAAATCTATCATTATTTTTCCTTCCCAAACCATATGTTATCTCTAAACTTAGAGAGTTCAACTACATTATCATTTAAATCTTGAATGTCAGGTTCATAATGATCTATTACTTTTTCAATTGCATGAAGTTTAACTATAGCATAAGGCCATAACTTCTTACAAACATGTAAACAATCTCTAAACGTACAACGCCAACGCCATTGTGGTTTTTTTCCTTTAGGGACCTTCTTAGGCCTTACAGTGCCTACCATTAACGTCTCATGTACAAGTTCTATAACATTTTTATCTGTCATAGAAATCTCCATAGAAATACGTCTACAATCATACGTACCTGATTTTTTCTTTTCCTTATATTTTTTATAAGTTAGACTACCTTCTCCATCAAAGAGTCCTGCAATATAAGCTATATCTAAATGGTAATTATTATTCATAGGAAACTCCAGAGACATGTGTTCTAATTAATTCTTCGTGGCAAGTTTTAATCATATCATCATTTCGTGACTTTTTTCCTTCACAAAAACGTCGTAAAAAATCTAATTTTTCAGCTGGAGTAAGAAAATCCAACGTTTTTTTTCCATTTTTATATTTCCTATTAATGACGGGGAATAATGAAACATTAATAAATTTATTAACCGCTTTCATTTTAATAATGTTGTCTGTAAGTAGTTTTCTTTTTTTCCTTTGATCAAAATTTTGCATTTTTTTATTTGACCAAAGATTTACTGCATAAGATTTCCGTTCACTTTTGTATCTTTCGTTACTCATTTTTTTCCTTTCATTAATTGTTTTAATACTGTCGTATAAGGATTAGGAGTCAAATCCCTAGTGCAACTTACCAACATCACTTGTAGGAGTATCATCATCAAGATAAAACTCAACAACTTCGGACTCATCCACATAGATTTCTCCTTCCGAGTCACAGGTTTCACATTGTAAAACCACATGCTCTCTACCTTCTTCTAAATGGAACTGTTTATAACCATTTCCATTGCAATCTGGGCATATCCCAGAATGCCTACGCTTTTTTGAATTTTCCATTTAATTTCTTCGCTCTCTCGTTTGCAAGTGATTCAATGGTTTTACTTATAGATAATGTTGCATCCGGTAATAGGATCTTAGACAACTTTATCAGGGTCTTGTATGTATCGTGTGTTAGTGATACATTTCTGTACTTATTTATATCAGTCATTTTAACCTTTCATTTATTTATAATGACTATATAGGATGTATTAAAGGATTTGTCAATGGAAAAAATAATTTTATTTATGGTGTTATGCTCAGGTATTGCAGGTAATCAGTGCAAAGTTATACCTACACCAACCGTATTGTTTGATGATTATAATAGTTGTATATTATATGGTTATGATTATTCATATAAATTGATTGCAGGATTTGATCCAGAATGGACCAACAGCATGGAAGCTTACACAAAATTTTCATGTAAGCTTGAAGAAATTATTTAATTACACACACAACCAAAGAAAAAGCTACCATCTTTTAATAGATGTTTGTTTATGTCTGTATGATAAACAGTTAATTTTTCTCTTAGTATATCACACAGATCAAAACAATTTTTAAAGACATGACCCTCTGTCATTTCTTTAGTTACTTCTACTAAATGATACAAACCATCATGTAGAATAATAAGATCCATTAGTCTTCTAATACTTTTGAATCAAAGTTCCGTGTTCCGTGAGCCACGATCTTTTTAACAGCAGTCCCTTGCAACTCTAATGTTGCAAATGAGGACCACGCTTTTTTAATCAAGTTTAACTCTAAAACTAAATTGGACCATTGTTTTTGAGTTATGTTTTTACTTGTAATTGTTATTTTTTTTTCCTTCATTTTATTTTCCTGACTATGTAATCAAGAATAGGTCTTTTAGGTGTTTGTGATTTATCCACTTTTGTTTTTCTTTTTTGGAAAAAATCTACTTTCTTATCTTTTGCATATTCTCTAAATGCATTAGGTATAACTTCAACATCTTTGTCATAACATCTATCTTCTGCTAAATTACCAGTATAGTAAATAACTGAAGAACCTATCTCCGCAGTATCCATCCATTTTTTTACGTTTTTTATACTCATTGTATTTCCTCTCTTTCATTTGTTTTTATATTATAAATGCATCCTTGTATTAAACAAGGTAATGTAAAATTTCTTGGTGCAGGATCTTCACCTACCAAATTAATTCCACATTTAGAGCACTCACCTCTTGCCATCAAGTCACCAGAAGTTCCACCTACCTTTTCTAACAATGCCCATTTTTTTTCTTTAATTAACTTAGCAGCAAATTTTAAACCTTTGACTACATCTGTTGAATCGTATTCAGATTTAGCAGCTGTTAAAATTAATTTTTTATAAGCGTTAAAAACTTTGGCTTCTTCTTTTAGATTTTTGATTTCTTCTTTTAACGTATCTTGTATTGTTATTTCTTTTGCTTTCATTTTATTTCCTTTCATACCTACAATGTAGGATATTTTAGGACAATGTCAACCCTGACCTTTGTATCTTTTTTGTGATTTTTGACGTTTTTCCGCTTTATTTAACGATTTTTTGTGTTTTCTAGGGCCACGTTTTTTAGGTTTATCTCTCGGTGTAAAAAATTTAAAACTTTGTTTAGCCATTCTTCCATTCTTTTACATATGGCATTTTCTTTTTATTTGGAGGTGAGGCTATAATAGGTAAATAAGTTATTTTACCATTTAC